TAATACGGTTGTGGAAACACAGAAGAACATAGGTATAGATAGGTTGTTTATGTCTATAGGTTTAGAAATAAATAAAGAATTAAAAAAGACTTTAGAAGATTGTTTAGATTCTAAAATGATCATTACAACTTTCGACGAGCTCAAGGCGAGGTACGCAGCAGAGGGCTTAGACATCCCAAAGAACCCCGAGGCAGTTGTTGAGATGATGATCCTACTGGCAGCTGATGCCTCTCTGACGCGATCTGAGGCACCGCCATGCCCTTGATACATGGTAGGGTAGGCAAGGGTATCAGGCACACAGCGCAAGCCTGCCACAGGGCCTGTAATGCGGTTTGTACAATTGCCAAAGGAACGTATGGCTTTTGTACGGCACCGGGGATACGCTGCGTGTCGTGTGTCTGGCGGCCAGGCGCGGTGCGGTGGCCGTCCTTTTCGGGGGAGCCAGGCGCTAGCTGGTTGTGGGAAAGTGACCCCTTCCCTCCCCCCCGTCCATACCGTAGCGCGGGGGTCTCTCCGAAATTTTCCTCAACTTTTCCTAGAAGGAGTTTTTGATGGCGTATGAGATGAAACCTGGGCAGGGCTCTGCTTTTCCCAACGAGAAAAAGACCGAAGATTGGCACGCAGACTTTCGCGGCAAGGTGATGCTGCCAGACGGCAAGACCCACTGGCTGGACATTACCAACCGCAAGACCAAGGACGGAAAGACGTACGTTACCGTCAAGATTGGCAACCCAACCCAACAGCAGGGAGATGTCTACTCTGCAGCCCACAAACCCTTCCCGGCCCAAGACCAGCACAACAAGGCCAAGGCCAACGGGTTCGTGGACCTCGATGAAGACATCCCGTTCTGATGACCAGGCCAAAGTCGCGCATCTCAGAGCAGGTGCCCAGCCTCAAGAACTGGGGCGGGGTGCGCTCTATCCAGCGTCGCATGGAGCGCTCTGCCACAATTACGGAGAACCGAGAGGCCATTGCGTTTTCTCTGCTGTGCATGGCCAACACCAAGATCACAGATATCCTAACGTGGGACGAGGACGGCAATGTCAAGGTTAAGGCGGCAAGTCAAATTCCAGATCACGCCCTCCAGGCAATCAAAAATATCAGGGTCAGGCGTGAGAAGGATGGTTCGCAGACGCTTGACGTTGAACTCTACGACAAAGTGGGCGTGCTCCGTCTACTTGCTAAAGCGTCTGGATTGCTTGATAACCCGGACGATGGATCAGATAAACCGTCGGTGCTAGATGTCAACGTAATTGCGCCGCCAAGCGAACAGGAGCCATAGACATGAGCTTTGATAGCTGGGTTGAGTCCAGGCAAGACGCCAAGCACTGGTCAGAAGACGAGCTGGCCTGCGCAGAGATAGCGTGGAAAGAGTGCCAAAAACACTGGGAGAGTGTGTGCCAGATGCACTTGAACCGCGTGGCCGAGCTCGAGCGCTCCGTGTCCTGGCAAGACCACCACATCTGGAACCTAGAAAACCGCAAGGAGACCAACAAATGAACGACGCTGGATGGTTTTTAATGTATTCCGTGGCCTGGGCGGCCTTTTCTGTGTGGATATCTTGGAGAGCCGACAAATGAGCCAGGCAAACGACAGGCAAGAGGGTGGCAGCCACTATAAAACCAAGGCGATCCAGCCGTGGGACTACATTGTGGCCAACGAACTTGGGTTCCTCGAGGGCTCAATCATTAAGTACGTTACCCGCTACAAGGAAAAAAACGGGGTCCACGACCTAAAGAAGGCCGCACACTTCCTCGAGAAACTAATCGAGGTGCAAAGTGGCAAGAACTAAGGAGCAATCCACCAAGGCCGTGGCCACCACGGGTCTTAACTTAGACTTCTCGAGGTCTCCCACCGTCTACGACTTCATTGGATCAAACGCTTTTGTGCAAGGCGTCATGGGACCGGTGGGGTCTGGCAAGAGCTACGCGTGCGCTGCCAAGGTAATGATCAAGGCCGTCAAGCAAAAGCCCTCCCCTATCGATGGCATCCGATATACGCGTTTTGCAATTGTACGCAATAGCTACCCAATGTTGAAAACCACCACCATCAAGACCTGGTTGGACCTCTTCCCAGAGGCAACTTTCGGTCCAATGCTGTGGACTCCACCAATCACGCACCACATCAGGTTGCCGGCCAGGGACGGGGCCGCCGGAATCGACTGCGAGGTGATATTTCTTGCGCTCGACCAACCCAAAGACGTGCGAAAGCTGTTGTCCTTGGAGCTTACCGGCGCCTGGGTCAACGAGGCCCGAGAGCTGCCAAAAGCGGTGATCGATGGCCTCACCCACCGTGTGGGTCGATACCCAACAAAACGCGATGGTGGGGCCACCTGGCACGGTATCTGGATGGATACAAACCCAATGGACGACGATCACTGGTGGCACAAGATCGCAGAGAAAGAAAAGATGTCCGGACAGTATGCGTGGAAGTTCTGGAAACAACCGGGCGGGATTATTGAGGTGGACCCAGATCAGCTACCAGAGAATCCAGAGGCAAACGACCACATATTCTCAGCTGGTAAGTGGTGGAAGGTGAACCCAAAGGCAGAAAACATCAACAACTTGCCTCCTGGCTACTACCAGCAGATGCTGCTTGGCAAGAACCTAGATTGGATCAAGTGCTACGCGGGGGGTCTATACACCTACGTTCAAGAGGGAAGGCCGGTGTGGCCAGAGTATAACGACTCAACCATGTCTGGTGATACCACCGTGAACCCGCAGGTACCCATCCAGGTGGGCCTGGACTTCGGTTTGACCCCAGCTGCAACCATTGGCCAGAGGCTGCCAAACGGACGGTGGGAGATTCACCACGAAATTGTTACCTTCGATATGGGCCTCGAGAGGTTTGGCCACCAGCTGCTAGCGGAGCTCAACGCCAGGTACCCCAATCACCAGGTAATGATCTGGGGAGACCCTGCTGGCCAGGCCAGAGACGCCATCTACGAGGTGACGGCATTTGATTTTCTAAGAACCCTGGGGCTCAAGGCCCAGCCCACGGCATCCAACGACTTCAAGGTCAGACGCGAGTCTTCAGCTGCGCCAATGCAGCGGCTCATCGAGGGCAAGCCAGGACTGCTGGTCAACCGAGAGTGCAAGCTTTTGCGCAAGGCGCTAGCTGGTGGATATCACTTTAAGAGGGTAGCAATTGGTGCCGGCCAGGAACGATTCAGAGACGCGCCAAACAAAAACGAGCACTCACACATTGGCGACTCTTTCGGATACTTGCTGCTCGGGGGCGGCGAATACAACCGAATGACCAGGAGCCACAAATTGGGTGGCCAGCCACAGGGCATGATTGTGGCCAAAACCGACTTTGACATCTTCGCATGAGGTGATTGCACGGTGATATCACAGGTATTGCATACCGATTAAAGACCAATAGAATAAAAGCATGAATGGCTTAGTCATCTTCGAGAGCGGAGATCTGTCAGTTGCAGATCAGCGCGAGTTGGTGATTAAGATGCAAGGGGAGCTGCTCGATATGGAGCAGGCAAAAATTGTTACATCTCATCGATTCTTGCCTGGCATATATGAGCGCACGATTACGATACCGCCGTGGACTGTGTTAACCGGAGCTGCACACAAAACGCAATACCGGGTTCGCCTTGAAAGCGGAACCATAGCAGTCAACACAGACAGTGGAGTGAAAGTGCTGGTGGCCCCAATGGAATTTGATGTTCCAGCTGGTTTTCAGAGAGCTGGCAGGGTGTTCGATGAAGAGGTTGTGTGGACTGACATATACGAAAACCAGGACAACTGCCGCGACATTGAATTGCTTGAGGGTCGGTTGTATGAGGTTCCAGCGTGTGGGCTGGGTGAAAATCGCAGGTTGAAAGGGGAACTAATATGGCGGGATGGGTCGCAGGCGCAATTATCTTAGGCTCTGCCTACACAGCAAACGAAGCTCGCAAGGCCAGGAAAGACGCCGAGCGCCAACAGGGGCAGGCACTTCAGCAACAGGCAGCAGACGCAGCTGCAATGCGCGAGCAGGTTGCCAAGCAAAATGAAATTTATTCGATGCAGGCGGCCAGCCTCAAAGAGCAGGCAGACCTGGCCAGGCAGCAGTTTGAGCAGGGCTCGCTGCAGTACAAAGAAAACAAGCTGGCCATGGAAAAGAAAGCAGCCGAGGTGCAAGCCGCAGCTGATGAGGAGCGACGCAAGGCCGCAGCAGCTGAAGCATCGGCCCTAAAAGCTAGAACTCGCGGTGGACGCCGGGCCCTGTTGTCTCAAGAAAGACTAACACCGGAACTTGGAATTGAAAGCCCGCAGCTTGGAACGAGGGCGATGGTGTAACCATGGCGGCGCCGACCCTATATCAAAAACGAACTGCGGCAAAGCGCGGGTCTAGAGATATTGCGCGCCTAGCCGAACAATATAAGCGCGGTATTCAGTCTGTGTCGTCTGAGTACGAGCAGGCGTTTGGCGCATATCAGGCCAAGACAGCTGAGACGCTGGCTCCATACGAGGCAGCAATTAAGAAATATCAAGAGAGCACTTTGCCTCAATACGAGAGCGCAGCTGCCGCATACGAGACCAAAGCCAAAGAATATCAAAGCAAGGTGTCAAGCTACCAGGATTTATTAAAAAGCTATGTCGTTGACACAAGCGGAAATCTCGCCAGGTTCGAGCGGTGGGCATCTTTTATTGATCCCAGTATTTTTAATATTATGGGTGGCCAACCAGTTAACTTAGATGAGAGCGCATATTACGCAGCTCAGTTTCCAAATCGCGTTAGACCCGACCTTGGAAAATATGAATTTGTTGTCACTGGCGCCAGGCAAGAGGGAAGAACCAGCCTTCAGCAGGGGTACTTAAAAGCAAGAAGCGCGGCAAAACCATTCTCTGAGTTCACGCAACGCACATCTCCTGGAGCGTTTACAGAGAAGGCCCCAGCCGCACCAGAGGCGCCGCCATCTGCGCCAACAATTGAGTCATTCTCTGATGAGCCATTTCAGCAAAAACGAGCTGGATTAGAAAGCGAGTTTCAGCGCGAATTGGGCGAGCGCAAATCTGCCCGCATATCAGCTGTATCACGCCGCTCTGCGCGGCCACTAATGCAAGGGTAACCATGGACAAAGTTGAAAAAGTAATGGGTGAATATAAACGCGGAAAGCTCAAGAGCTCCTCTGGAGATAAAGTCAAAAGCCGCAAGCAGGCGTTGGCCATTGCCCTATCTGAACAGAGACGCGCTCGCAAGGGCGGTCTAATGAAAGAGGCCCGCGCATGAAAATTGAAATTGAAATTGAAAAAAATGGCGAGGGCAAAGACAAACCCGAGCTGGAAGACGAGCAAAAAATGGCCATTGCTAAAAAGCTTAAAAAAAATATGGTGCTGACTCGCATGGAGCGCAACTTGTTGGCTGAGTATTTGCTTGAGGAGGAAGACTAATGAAAGAGGTTTGGGACAAACCGCGGCCAAAAAGCGCCGGGAAGCCAGAGAAACTTACGCCATCAGAAAAGCGCATGGCTATGCGTAAAGCAAAAAAGTCTGGGCGACCGTATCCAAATTTAATCGATAACATGATGGCGGCCAGAGGCGAGAAGTGAGCAAATACAAGGACCCAGAGGGCGGCCTGACTGAGGCCGGGCGTCGCAAATTTGAGCGATCAGGGGAAAGCAAAAACTTGCAGCCTGGCGTCAAAGATTCGTCTCCGTCTGGCGAGCGAGCCAGGCGCAAGGGTTCTTTTTTAACTAGGTTCTACACCAACCCAAGCGGTCCCATGGTTAACGAAAAGGGTGAGCCAACTAGGTTGGCCAAGGCTGCTAATGCCTGGGGCGAGCCGGTTCCAAGAACACGCGCAGCTGCTGCGCGACTAGCTGCCAAGGGCCGCAATTTGCTTGAAAAGTACAAACTGGAAAAGGACTGATATGGATATTAGTTACTACGACAAGAAGGCTCCGGGCGGGCTGCGTCTTTCCCCTGATGAAATTATGAAACGTCAGGAAATAGCTCAAAAGAAAAAAGACGAATTTCAGCAAATATATCAAGACGCCTACGAATTTGCTCTCCCGCAGCGCCAGCTATATGGCGTATGGGAAGGCGGCGCTACCGGCACAAAAAAAATGCACCGGGTATTTGATTCGACCGCAATTAACTCGACTCAGAGATTTGCTAACCGACTGCAGTCTGTGGTGTTTCCACCCCAGCGCAAGTGGTGCCGACTAGAGCCGGGGCCCTCTATTCCTACTGACAAGACACAGATGGCCCAGGCAATCTTGGATGTCTACCAGGACAAGATGTTTTCGGCGCTGCGTCAATCTAATTTTGATATTGCAATTGGAGAGTTTCTCTTAGACCTGGCGGTTGGTACGGCCTGTATGATGGTGCAGCCAGGCGACGACATTAGCCCAATTAACTTTGTGCCGGTCCCGCTCTTTCTTGTGTCCTACGAAGAGGGCGCCAACGGCCAGGTAGACAATGTATACAGAAGAATGCGCATGAAGGGCGAGAGCATCGAGCGCCAGTGGCCAGATGCCAAGATGCCAGACGATATGGTGCGCCGCATTCAAAATAAACCCACGGACGACGTTGAGCTGCTCGAGGCAACCATATTTGACGCCAAGCGCGGGGACTACTGCTACCACGTTATCGACAAGACATCTAAGCAAGAGATTGTCTATCGCCGAAGAAAGACCTCCCCGTGGGTTATATCGCGCTACATGAAAGTAGCCGGCGAAATCTATGGCCGCGGCCCGCTAATGACAGCGCTGCCAGACATTAAGACACTCAACAAGACCAAGGAGCTTTTGCTTAAAAACGCCTCTATGGCCGTGTCTGGTGCCTACACCGCAGCTGACGACGGGGTCTTAAATCCCAACACAGTCAAAATTGTGCCTGGCGCGATTATTCCGGTGGCCCGTAATGGTGGGCCACAGGGTCCGAGCCTGTTAGCGTTGCCCAGGTCTGGAGATTTTAACGTGTCGCAGCTGGTGATCAACGATATGACTGCCAGCATCAAACGAATTTTGTTGGATGAGTCTCTGCCGCCAGACAATATGTCCGCTAGGTCTGCCACAGAAATTGTGGAGCGAATGAAGGAGCTGGCCCAGAACCTGGGCTCTGCCTTTGGTCGCCTGATTAATGAGACCATGATTCCTCTAACGGCCAAGATTCTTGAAGTAATGGACGAGCGCGGCATGATTGACTTGCCACTGCGCGTCAACGGCCTAGAGGTCAAGGTTACCCCGGTGGCACCGCTGGCCCAGGCCCAGGCAATGGACGAGATCAACGCAATCTTGCAATACTCGCAGCTGATGCAGGGCTTTGGCACAGACGGAGCCGTCGCAATCAAGACAGACCTTGTCGTGGATTACATTGGCGACAAGCTTGGGGTGCCGGCCACGCTCAGAAACAACCAAGCAGAGAGGGCCGTTCTCATGGAGCAGATGCAGCAACAGCAACAAAATGCACTCGCCATGCAGGCAATGAGCGCTCAGATGGCCGCAACCGCGGAGCAGCCCATGGTCCCACCTGAGATGGTGCCGGCATGAGCTGGGAGGACCTAGAGGAACCAATGCCCCCAGATATTAGGGACGTAACACAACAGCGCGAGGAGCTGGCCAAGCTGTGCCTGCGTGTATTTGCGACCGAGGACGGGCAAAAATTGCTGACCTGGCTTCGGGCAACCTATGTCGATGTGCCTGTCGCCGCGCCTGGCACCGACGCCTCATTCGCTTACTTTGTCGAAGGGCAGAGAAACGTAGTGAGGGATCTAATGTCGCGGATTAACCAAGCAAGGAAACTATGAGCGAAGACACCAACATCGAGCCCGGAGAGTCCGGCCTACTCGATAACGTGCAACTAGAGGACCCAAACGCAAACAAAGAAGTAAACCCATCCGCAACCGCGGTGGACCACAAGGCAGCGCCGCCAGGCGAGCCAAAGCCAGAGAGTCCAAAGGACCGCCCAGATTTTCTCCCAGAGAACTTCTGGAAAGATGGCAAGGCAGACTATGAAAGCCTGGCCAAGAGCTGGAAGGACCTGCGGGCAAAAATCTCCAAGGGGGAGCACAACGCCCCAGCGGACGGCAAGTACAAGCTCGAGGCATTCGGAGATGGCTACGACGACCAGAATCCCATCGCGGGAACACTGACCAGCTGGGCAAAAGAAAACGGTATATCCCAGGCCCAATTTGATGACCTGGCCGGTAAGCTGTCCTCGCAGGCCAGGGAACTCATGCAGGGAGAATCTATTGACCCAGCAGAGGAGCTCAAGGCTCTGGGGCCAAACGGCAACGCCATCGTTAACGGCATGGTCGATTGGGCCAGGGGAATGGTCAAAAAAGAAATTTTGTCTGCCGAGGATTTTGAGGAATTCAAAATTATGGGCGGCACGGCCAGGGGCATTAACGTGCTGATGAAAATTCGCTCTGCCTACGAGGGAAGGGTTCCGGTTGAATCTGTTCCGCTCGATGACGGCATGAATCGATCCAAGCTCGAGGGCTACATTAAAGACCCAAGATGGAACAGCGACCCCGCCTGGCGAGAGTCAAGAGAGCGGGAGTGGATGGCATCTCAAAATTCTTAGCAAGCATTTCCTCCTCCCCTCTCCTTCGGGGATTTGACCCGGCCACCGCGCCGGGTTTTTTTTATATTGCACCGTGCTTGCATTTTGGTTTTTAACAAATAGAATGCAACCATGGCCCACCGCTTTTAATAGCGACCCTGACCGCAGCGAGATGCTGACGATTGGCTGCCGTAAGCAGCAAGCACAGGCCCAGGTTACTGGCTCACCGACGCGATCAACCCTTTTTTTGACTAATTCAAGGAGCACGAAATGGCACTGTCTCTCTCAAACGCCTTCGTTACGCTCTTCGATGCTGAAGTCAAGCAGGCCTACCAGGGCAAAGCCCAGTTGGTCGGCGCGGTTCGTCAGCGTCGTGGAGTCGAAGGTTCTACAGTTAAGTTCCCCAAGGTTGGACGTGGCGTAGCAACAGCTCGCGTAACGCAGACTGAAGTTACCCCAATGAATGTGGGATTCTCTAACGTCACCTGCACGCTAGGTGATTGGAACGCCGCTGAATACAGCGACATCTTCTCGCAGCAAAAAGTTAACTTTGACGAGCGCTCTGAGCTTGTCCAGGTAGTTGGCAACGCAATTGGCCGCCGCCAGGACCAGATCATCCTCGACGCGTTGAACGCAGCCTCCGGCACCGGAACTGTGGCCAACAGCATCGGTGGCTCGAACACCAACATGAACATTTCCAAGCTGCGTGAGGCTGCAAAAATCCTCAACACAAAGAATGTTCCGTCCGACAACCGTCACATCATCATCCACGCCAACAGCTTGGCATCGATGCTCGAGCAGACCTCGGTCACCAGCTCGGACTTCAACAGTGTCAAGGCCTTGGTCCAGGGTGAGCTCTCAACATTTATGGGATTCCAGTTCCATATTCTCGGTGATCGTTCCGAGGGTGGCCTGCCCATCGATGCATCCAATGACCGCACGCTGTACGCATTCCACAAGGATGCAATCGGCTACGCAGAGGGTATCGCTCCTCGCACGGAAATCAACTACATCGCCGACAAGACAAGCTGGTTAGTAAATGCTTTGTTCTCTGCTGGCGGTATAGCGATTGACGCCGAGGGTATTGTTAAAATTACTGCACGCGACACCGCGGCTGCAGCTTAATAAGGGGAATCACAAATGGCTTACTCTGCTGATGGCCTCAATCTTGTTTCCGGCTCTAAAGCTGGCAACGCACCCCAGGTTTGGGCATACCAGACCGCCGACACCGCAGCCACGGTTGACACCTCTGGCTACTTCAACACGGCTGCTAGCCTGTTGAAAGTTGGCGATATGATGTATGTCTACTCTGGTGTAGGTGGCACGCCTGCCTACGGCATTATGATTGTGTTGTCCAACACCGGAACCGTTGTCGATATGTCTGATGCCACCACCCTTGGCGGCACCGACACCGACTAATTGGTGACGTTGTAAACGGGCCAGCCACTGAGTAATCGGGGGCTGGCCTTTCTTACATTGAGAGGTTGAAATGGCTTCAGGCGACACCGGAATTCGGATTTGTTCAGATGCCTTGCTCATGCTTGGGGCCAAGGCAATTACATCTTTTAATGATGGAACAGATGAAAGCTCTGTCTGCGACCGCCTGTACCCAAATGTCAGAGACTCCACAATTACAATGTATCCGTGGGGTTTCAGTATAAAAAAAGTTCAGCTCTCGCAGCTGATTACAGCGCCTGGCTCCGTGTGGAGATATGAGTACCAATTGCCAGGCGACAGGCTAGCTAGCCCCAGGGCGGTCTTTGAGACTAATGTTGTAGGTGGGTACCCGGTCAAGGATTGGGAGATCCAGGGCGATAGGCTGCTAACAAACCTAACGTCCGTATATATAGACTATCAATACTCGGTTCCAGAGTATGCGATGCCGGCATATTTTATTCAGCTGCTTAAGTACCAGATGGCGTGGCACATAGCGGAGACAATTACTGAGCAGCAAGAAAAATCTACCAAGTGGCAGCGCGTGGCGCTGGGTGACCCATCAGAGAATATGCGGGGTGGATACTTTAGAGTTGCCGCCAACATTGATGGCCAAAACCAACCCACCAGGGTCATTGAAGACTTCAGCTTAATTGCAGTGAGAAACTAATGCCGCGCTTTGTCGAGTTTCAAACCAACTTTTCTACGGGTGAGCTCGACCCCCTGCTGCGTGCTAGGGTGGACCTGCAGTCATATAACAACGCACTGGCCAAGGCGACCAACGTCTTGATTCAGCCCCAGGGCGGCCTGCGTCGCCGGCCCGGTACTAAGCACATCCTTGAGCTACCCAACAGCTCCACACCATCTGCCGGCAACGGCGTGCGCCTGGTCCCGTTTCAGTTCTCGGTAGATGATAGCTATATGCTGTGCTTTACGCACAACCGTATGTACATCATTAAAGACGGCGTGGTGCAGGCCAACATTAACGGCAGTGGCAACAATTACTTAACCACCACAATTGGCAGCAGCATTGTTGATGATATGTGCTGGACTCAGTCTGCCGACACACTGATTGTGGTTCACCCTGATTTGCAGCCCGTGCAAATTCAGCGCACAAGCGACACCGCTTGGACAGCCACAACGATCACATTCGACACCATTCCAAAGTACGCATTCAACATTGATTTTCACACCAATAATGGCTCAACTCTGACGCCATCTGCGGTTTCCGGAAATATTACGTTGACGGCATCAACAACGCACCATGACAGCGGCGCGGCGCAAGCGGGAACCAGCACCACCATTACGCTAAAATCAACGGCAAGTGCCACAGATGATGTCTACAATGGTATGTATGTAACGATCACCAGTGGCACTGGCGCTGGCCAGATTAGAATTATTGAAGACTATGTTGGCAGCACCAAGGTGGCAACGGTAACCCCAGCGTGGACAACGGCGCCAACAAGTTCTAGCAATTATGAAATTACCACCTGGACCACTGAATCTGTAAATCAATACGTCAATGCTAGCCCACAGGGTCGAGCAAGAATTACTAGATATGTTTCCGCAACCGTAGTTGAAGCTATCACCGAGTATCCATTTTTTAATACCACAGCTATTGATGCTGGCCGCTGGGAGTTAGAACACAACTACGAAGATGTGTGGTCAAGCACTAGAGGGTGGCCACGCACCGTGACTTTTCACGAAGGCCGATTATTTTTTGGTGGATCAAAAAGCAGGCCATCCACAATCTGGGGATCTAAAATTGGTCTCTTCTATGATTTTGTTCCCAGTGAATCTCTTGATGACGACGCGGTCGAGGCAACACTAGATACCAACGAGCTCAACGTAGTCACAGACATTATCAGCTCAAGGGACTTCCAGGTCTTTACTACTGGCGGTGAATTCTATGTCCCACAACAGGGAACAGACCCTGTTACCCCGCTGACGTTTACATTTAAGAACGTCTCGCGCAATGGCACCAAACCAGGCACCAGGGTGCAATCTGTTGAAACTGGATCGGTCTACATCCAGCGCCAGGGCAAGTCATTAAACGAGTTTGTGTTTTCGGACACGCAGCTCACCTACATCACACAGCGCATCTCGCTGCTAGCTGGTCACTTACTCAAGGGCCCGCAACGTATAGCTATGCGACGTGCGTCGTCCACCGAAGAGGGGGACCTGCTATTGATTACAAATACAGACGACGGATCGATGTCTGCATTTGCAATTATGCGCAGCCAACAAATTACAGCTCCATCAGAGTTTATTACAGATGGAGAATTTATTGATGTGGGTGTAGATATTACTGATATCTACTGCGTTACAAAGCGCGTCTTTAATGGCACGACGCGGTACTTTGTGGAGTTATTTGGATACAACTACTTTACAGACTGTGCATTTGTTGGTGGCTCCGCAAGTGGGATTGGGTCTGGGTTGCCACACATTGGCAAGAGTTTAAATGTCATATGCGATGGCGTGCCACAATCCAACGAAACAGTGTCTGCTGGTGGCGCTATTACATTTGACCGAGAGTCTGTCACTAGCTACGAGGCTGGGTTGCCAATCACGGTGTATGTGAAAACAATGCCGGTAGAGATTAAGCTGCAAACCGGCAGCCGGGTGTCGTTCAAAAAACGTATTGTTGAAATTAGCGCAATAGTTCAAGACACACAGAACCTAGAAATCAATAACCAGCTGATTGAGTTTCGGTTATTAGACAACCCACTTTTAGATTTACCTGTCCCAACATTTACGGGAATTAAGCGCGTCAACGGCGCGTTAGGTTATGGGCGCGAGCAGGCCATTCAAATTGAACAAACCCTGCCGCTGAAAATGAACTTGCTGGGCCTCGATTATCGCGTGGCCGTCAACTCGGGGACATAGACATGGCAGTCACAGCTGGTCAAATGTATGGTGTAGCTGGGCTCATTTCTGCCTACGGCCAATCGGAGGCGATGAAGGCCCAGGGCATCTACAATCAAACCGCCTATCTTCTGCAGGCCAGAGACACGTTGGCCATAGCTGGCGTGCGGTCCGAAATGGACCTGCAATACGCAGAAATTCAAGCCGGACGCCTGCTCAAGAAAGCGGAGGTCGAGGCACAAAATTACACCATCGCTGGCAACTCATTGCTAAAAAATATGAGGGCCACAAATGCGGCCATGCGCGCCAGGGCGGCGGCGTCTGGCGTGTCCTATGCCGAGGGGTCGGTTGCAGCTGTACAGAGAGAGAACGTGGCGGCCACATACAGAGACGTTGGCATCACAGACCTCAACGCGTTGACAGCCAGAGTAATGGGATTCGAGGACGCAAGCGCAATGTTGCAGTCAGCAGAAATGCAAAACATTTTGACTCAATACTCAGCGCAGCGCCAGGCCGGCCAATACGAAATGGCTGGCGAGGCTGGCCGCAGAACTAGCGGTCTCATGGCAGGGGCCACCTTAACCGCAGGCGCGATCCAGGGCGCCAAAACAATTTCAAAGGCGTAGAACATGGCAGAGCGAAGAATTGAGTCTGGTCGCGCACAGATTGCTGGGGTTGGCGGGGCGCCGCTGCAGCGGGTTGCTATGCCCCAGGTTGACTACGTTGGGGTGCGCGCCGAAGGTCAGGCGGCCGGCCAGCTATCACAGCTGCTAGAAAGAATGAGCTCCACTCTATTTAAGGAGGCTGGCGAGCTGCGCCAGAAAGAGGGCCTGGAGTTTGTGGCCACAAATCCCATTACCCCGGAACAGCTTGAGGCCGCAAAAGGCGGCAGCATTCAGCCACTAGGTTTAGGCGGCGGTCTTTCTATTTTTGATCAAGCGGTGCGCAAGGCAAGGGCAATTGAGATTGCTGGTCACTTTGAAATGGAGGGCCGCAACGAGCTTACAAAACTGCTTACGCAAGTCGAAACCGGACAGGCAACATCCGCTGACGTTGAAACAAAAATTAAGGCTTTCACAGACGGGTACACAAAAACAGTTTCACAGATTGACCCAGAGGCGTCGTTTAAGTTTAGAGCCACAATGGCCACACAGGGCAACGCAATTCTAAAGTCGGCATACGAGACAGAGCTCAAGCGCGCCAAGAACCAGCGAATCGCCAAGTTTGACATGGATTTTGACAATCAGATGAGATTGCTGGAGGCGGCTGTGGCGCAGGACCCCAATAACATAGAGGGCATAGCTTCCGTCGCTCGCAATAATATTCAACTGCAGTCAATGATATTTGGCGACGCGGCCATACAGAAAGATTATTCCACTAAGTTCGAGGCCGGCTTGCGCAACGCCAAGATTAACGCGCTCACCAAAGTGCTAACCTCAGATGAGTTTATGGTTAACCCAGACGAAACATTATCTAAAATTCGTCAGGGAGAAATTGGTAACTTAAGCCCCGTACTAAAGCAGATGATCAACACTGACTTTGACGCCGTGGCCAAGGTAACAGCAAACTTTATGGTGGCCGCAAACCAGCGCGATACACTGGCAAAACAAAAAATAGATCGCAACAAGAGAGAGGGCGAGGCCGCAGCAATTAACTTGCTAGAGCAAATATTTCCGCTGCCAGACGGAGACCCACGGCGAACAGCTTTGGTTTCACAATTAGTTGAACTGCCCCCCGGCTCTGTTCCAATTGGCACACTGAAAGACTTGCTAGATCCAAACGTGCGCAGCAACCCAATGGTGCTTGGAAATATTTACAATTTAATTGATAAAGGCGCCATCAACACTAAGGAACAAATCGACGCATACGTTGGCAAGGGCATTGGAGGAAACGACTATGTGGCCCTGATTAAGTATCTTAATGCAGACGACAGACGAGACAAGCGAGATCTGCAGCAGGGTATCTCCAGGCTCGCTGGCATCCCGGTTATACCTGGCCAAATGATTGTGCTCGATCCCAAGGGAGCTGAGTTTCAGCGCCGCCAAGAGCTCGAGTCCGAGGCCCTGCGCATTCAGGCCGACGCGGCCAAGGGCGGGGTATCTCTAACCACGTCGCAAATCTTGCAGCAACTCGAAACCAACATTGCGGCTAGGCGTAAAAGTGAGTCTGCAATTAGCGCCACCAAGGCACTTGAGTTCTACGAGAAAAAGGATTGGATTGGCGGCCCGATTACTAGAGAAAAGCTTCCAGCCCTTGAGCGCAAGGCCGGAACAGACAAAAACAAACTAAACGAGCTGCGCCGTATTAAGACGCTGCTTGATCAAAAAGAAGGCATCACAGCTGGAGGTGCAAGATAATGTCGTGGTCTGAAATTGAAAACGCATACTTGGACCGCCTGGCGGCATATGAATTTCCTGGCACCCCACCGGCAGAACAAGAGCCAGCCAAGGGACCAGAGGTAACACAGCCCAGTGCGGCACCAGCTGAGATGAGAGCCATCCCACGCAATGAAACCCTGGGAGCTGTTGCTGACTTTGTTGGCCGGGTACGAGAGATGGCCAACCAATATGAGATTAAAGATTGGGTCCCACTTCTTGGTGGCCTGGGCGTTGGTGATCTGTTGGTGGGCAAGTCTCCAGAGGAGATTGAAAATTGGGCATACGGCAACCTGCCCGCCACTATGCCGCCACCTGGCACCGGAGGTTATGTGCCGGTAATGAAGACCGGACGCAAGCAGAGTGTGGCAGACACCGCAATGCTAGGGCTCGATGTTGCTGGCCCAGCTGTTGGAGTTGGCAAGATAGCAAAAAATATAGCCACCGAGATTGCTACGACACCACCTGTGGGCGCAATCAATATTGACGCATTTAATCCGCAGCAAGAAATTAAAACAGCTGTAGATTTGGTGGCCAAAAATCCAGAGACATCTATTTATGTGCCGCAGGCAAATCGCGCGCCATCTGTTGCGTTATCAGTTACAAAACCAGAAATTATTGGAACTGGCAGCAAAGGAATTATTACCGTCTCTGATGCTGGTAAATTTTTAGAGCAAACACAAGTTACATTTAATGGCGGCAAAATATTAGATCCTACTAATTCTCAAGACTTAACTCGAATGATTGACTCTGCATCAGCTGAAGCAGAGTTTCAACTATCGCAGCCAATTAGTGGTGCTACCTGGTACGAAGACGATGTGGCCACCGCATTTAAGTTGTCATCTAAGATTGTGCCAGAGCTAGCCACGGACGAGCCATTACGCGTGTTAACCACAGCATTTGCGGCATCCACTAGCTACAACACAAGAGCTGGAGCAAACTGGGGAATAGCTACAAAAATTTCGGATCATTTAATTAAGACCGGAACCATAGCTGCCCGCAACCCAGAAAACGGAAAACTGTGGGGTGGCACCACTGGCCCTATCATGGAGCAGCAGCTCAAGCTCCATGAATATATGATTAAAAAAATGGGACTAGATGGCTATGCTAGTTGGCTGTTAACGCCTCACACAGTTAAAGAAATTACTCAGATGAAAATGGAATCCGGTCTCTATAAGAGCGCAACAACTCCCGGCAAGGCAACAGATATGAAAATGGGTGCGTTCATTATGGGCGAAAAGGGCGGTGCGTTTTTCTTGAATCTTAACGGTATAAAAGAAACCACGGCAGATAAGTGGTTTACCCGTACATTTAACAGACACACCGGAACGCTGACTTCTGGCCCGGTATCCGAGCAAGGATTAGTTGACGCACCGCGCAATGAGGCAGAGCGGTCAGTAATGAAATCTTGGAACCGAGCTGTAGCTCAAAACGTCAACTTAGACGAGCAGGCAAACCAAGCTGTTCTGTGGTATTTTGAGCAAAACCTGTATTACAATTTAGGTGTTAAATCAGCAAGATCGGAGAGCTTTTCAGATGGAGCCAAAAACCTACTCAACGCCAGAGGAATTGCCATCGACGAACCCACAGGAGCTGGAGCTGCAAGCGGCAGCAATGCGGGTAAAGCTAGAGCAAAACAGGCTGGCCCAACAGCAGCAGGGAATCCAATCAGTAGCGGATCGCCTGCGGCAGATGCAAACACAACAAACGTAGAGCGGGGCCAGGCTCCCGCAATGGGAGCTGAGTAATGGCCATCAAACCACTTGAGCAGCGCTTAGAATCAATTCTGCCGGCTGCAGATCAGATCACATCTGATCCAATGGCTCCGGTCGAGCCAATGCCCGGTGAGGCCATCGAGGTCCCACAAATGGAGCTGCTGTCTGGTGAGCCAGGCACGCCAGGCATGGAAGACACCACCCAGGTCGCCGGGTTATTTGACAGGATAGTGCGTGGTGGAATTGGATCGGTTACCCGCAAGGCGCCCAAGGCAGAGCGCCAACTTGTGCCAGAGGGTAAACCCGGTGTACTGCCGGAACCAGAGAAGGTTGGCCGATTTAAGGTAATCCCGGAGGCAGACGAGCAGCTGACAAAACAAGTTGGCGAGGCCATAGAAACACGCCAGGTTTCCGGTGAGGTAACCGGCAAGCCACCAGAGGAAGCATTTAATCTGTCTCGGTTTCAGACCGAAGACGCAGCTGCTGTTGTGGGTGGCGTGGCAGACGCGCTGGGGATTAAGACCAAGTCTGTAAGCTTTGATGAGATCAAGGCCAGGGCAAAGGAAAGCGGAATCTCCGAGGCGTTTCTGTCCAGGCTAACAGCTGCCGACGGGAAGATGTTGCCGTCAGCTGTGGAGACATACAAGGCGCTCGAGGTTCTAGAGAGCTCGGCCAACGAGCTCGACCGTCTTTTCAAGCTAGTCAACGAAGGCCAGGCCACCGACGCACAAAAGCTGCAGCTTAGGCAGCAGGTAGCATTCCACGGCCTGGTGCAAAAGGGCGTTAAGGGAATCCAGACCGAGACGGCCAGGGCCCTCGCTGTGTTTCGTATTCCAAGAGAGGGCAACGCAGACATTATTCGCCAGGTGCTAGATGAGTACGGCGGCGATAGATCGTTGCAGGATATGGCGCGTAGCTATCTGACCCTAGAGTCTCGCGCAGCTCGCAACCAAATGGTTGAGAAGTCAATGTTTTCTAGTGTCAGGGATGTGTGGTTCACGACATTCATTAACGGCCTTCTGGCGTCCCCAACATCTCACGCTAAAAATATGTTGGGCAATAGTATGTTTGGGCTGTATCAGATCCCAGAGCGCTTGATGGCTGGTCTCTACTCACAGTATTTGCCAAAGGCCGCACGCGAGGGAGCGGTGCCAAAGTGGCTAGGTGGCAGCTCTGTGTGGGGCGACCTAGTTCCAGGGAGCGCAGCTGAAAAAATAGAGCTGGACGAGGCGCTGACCATGATTCAGTCTCTTCGCAATGGGGTTCCAGAGGGGTTGCAGCTGGCGTCCACGGCATTTCGGACTAACCAGGCCAGCGATCTAGCGAGCAAGGTAGAACTGCAGCGTATGCCACAGGAAGCTTTGGGCGAGACGCTGCAGAGGATAACCGGGGTTGGCCAGGAAACCTGGTTGGGCAAGGCAATGGACTACTATGGCACAGCCGTTACCCTACCAGGACGAGCTCTGATGTCTGAGGATGAGTTCTTTAAGGGCGTCTTCTACAGGATACACCTTAACACTTTGATTGATCGGCGCGGCAAGTCCATCTACCGTCAAGCCATCGAGGGTGGCGCGTCGGAGTCAGACGCACTGGCCAGGCAGCAAGCGGAGATGACCTCATTATTTGAGAACCCACCCAAGGACCTAGACGACGCGGCGATGGAATTTGCCAGGCGCGGCACGTTTACCGGCGAGCTGCCACCCGCCTTGTCTGCGCTACAGAAAGTATTTAATCACCCGGCCCTGAAGATTGCGGTGCCGTTCTTTAAGACCCCAGCCAACATTGGCCTGGAGGTGATCGAGCGCACGCCATTTGCGCCGCTGTCGTCCAGGTTTAGAGATGACATAGGCAAGGGCGGCGTCTACCGTGACATGGCTCTAGCAAAGGTAACCCTTGGGTCCACCTTGCTGACTACCTTTGCGCTGATGGCCGGAGAGGGAACAATCACTGGTGGTGGCCCAAAGAGACCAGCGCAGCGCCAGGCGTGGGAGCGCACCGGGGCGAAACCATATTCGTTCAAGATTGGCGATGACTACTATAGCTACCAGGGCCTAGAGCCGATTGGCGCATTTATTGGTATGGCCGCGGACTACGCGGAATACGCGATGGAGGAGCCAGACGCCGGCAAGGTAGAACAGGTCGCCATGGGTATGGTGTACGGGTTCTATGAGTACATGAAGGAGCAGCCATACCTACAGGGCCTGGCCGAGATAACAAAGGCCCTGGGCCTTGGCAGGGGCTCCGGAGAGGTAGACGGAGCGAAGGTTGTCAACGAGCTCACAAAGCAGCTCGGCCAGTTTGTAATTGGTGGGTCACCTTTGCCTGGCACGTCCGCGCTTGGCGGCGCACTCGAGCGCCTATTGGACCCAAATGCAACAAACGTAAACGCAGACCCAAATTTACCAATGGGGCTGCGCGGCCTGGTAACCGCCTGGAACAGGTACCGCTCGAGGCTGCCGTACTTTAATAGCGACCTTCCAGAGGACCTTAATCTGTGGGGAGACCCAAAGATGCAGGCCAACGCAGACCCGACCATGCGTATTTTAGGCATGGTGTTACCAACTAGGGTTTCCCCTGACCAGTTCTCGGATGTAGACGACGAGCTGGTGCGCCTGGGGTCACCCATTGGAATGCCTGACCCCAAGGTAGGGTTTCAGATTGGCCAGGGCGAGGGCGCCATATCAGGCAACGTGGAGCTTAACGCCGACCAACGGCACCGGCTGCTGACAATCTATGGCAAGGAAACCAACGCCAAAGACGACATCTTGCGCCTGATCCGCACCCCCGGATTTGATCTTCTATCGAAGGCCGACCAGCAGCAGCAGGTCCAGAGACTGCACTCCAAGTATATGAATATCGCAAAGATGCAGCTGATGTCTGAGGACCCCGGCATCGAGGCCAAGATCATTGAGCTCAATGAATTGCGCCAGGCCCACGGAAACTACTACAAACCTTAATTGTGAACCAATAGAATCCATACAGGAAGGACCCGACCATGCCAATCCAGATTAACAACGTCTCTCGCCGAGCTGTGTACTCCCCAACCGGGTCCGGTGGGGCGGGACCCTATTCTTTCACCTTCGAGATATTGGCCGCCGGAGACATCGCCGTCTACAAGGACGACGTACTCTTAACGCTGACCACGCACTACACCGTCTCAATTGCATCTAACGGCACCGGGTCCGTAACCATCACAGCTGCTGGATTGGCCCTGGCCCCGGCTAGCCCAACTCAATATGCAATTGTTGGGAATCGTACGATTGCGCGTACGACTGACTATGTGACAGGTGGCGACTTCTTTGCCAACACGCTAAACGACGAGCTCGATCAGCAAACCATCTTTGCCCAGCAAAACCAGGAGGGCCTGGCCCGCGCTCTGCAGGCACCGCAGACCGATCCAACCTCAATCAATATGATTATGCCGCGGGCATCGGCGCGGGCTGGCAGGGTGCTGTCATTTGACGCAAACGGAAACCCAGCGGCTGTGGACTACATTGGCGAAAACCGTGGCAACTGGGCCGCTGGCATAGCGTATAACCAGCGAGATATTGCCAAGGACACAACCAACGACAACATCTACCAGGTTCTAACTCCGCACACCTCTAGCGGGTCATTGCCGATCACCACCAATGCAGACTCTGGCAAGTGGGCACTTCTGGTGAACGCTGCCGCCGCCAACGCATCTGCTGTAGCTGCAGCTGCTAGCGCGTCTGCCGCCTCAACGTCGGCGTCTAACGCATCGACCTCGGCAAGCAACGCAAGCACATCTGCTAGCAACGCATCGACTTCCGCGACCAACGCATCTAACAGCGCAACTGCAGCTGCCGCAGACGCAGCCTCCGCTGCCTCGGCCCTGGCTCAGACACTGTCCGCGTACGACAACTTTGATGACAGATACCTGGGAGCTAAAGCTAGCGACCCAGCCCTAGACAACGACGGTGATGCGCTAGTAGCTGGCGCTCTGTACTTTGATACAACCATATCAGGGATGAAGGTCTACACCGGGACGGCGTGGGTTGCCGCGTATATTTCTGGTGGCTCTGGTGTCTTGCTGGCATCAAATAATCTATCAGATGTCAGCAGCATCTCTACAGCTCGAACAAACCTTGGCCTTGGGACCGGAGACAGCCCGCAATTTACAGCTGTAAATATTGGCAACGCAACAGACACCACTCTGACCAGGGTGTCGGCTGGAGTAGTGGCGGTCGAGGGCAGCAATATTTTGTTGGCGTCCAGCATTGGGTCCACGGTTCAGGGATACGACGCGCAGCTGGCAGACGTGGCCGGCCTGGCGGTTACGGACGGCAACTTCATTGTTGGCAACGGAACAAACTTTGTAGCGGAGTCTGGAGACACTGCACGCACAAGTTTAGGATTGGGCACAGGCGATAGTCCGCAGTTTACAGCGGTCAACATAGGCAACGCATCTGACACAACCGTAACCCGTGTCTCTGCAGGGGTGATCGCAGTCGAGGGCAGCAATGTCCTGATGGCATCTAACATTGGGACATCGGTTCAAGCCTATGACGCACAACTGGCCAACATTGCGGGTCTAACCCCGACAGACAATGGCGTAGTCATTGGCAACGGCACTAACTTTGTTGTTGAATCTGGGGCCACGCTCAAGACTTCTCTTGGCCTGACAATCGGTACTGACGTACAAGCCTATGACGCAGACACAGCCAAGACTGACGTAGCCCAGACATTTACCGCACCGCAACGTGGCACGGTTACCACTGACAATGACGGTTCGTTTGACTTGTCGGTTACGAACAACTTTGCTTGCACACCAACTGGATCGATTACCCTGACATTTACCAATATGACCGCAGGCCAGAGTGGGTTCATCCTATTGGTCAACGGTAGCAACTACACCGTGTCAGCTCACGCCAATACTAAGGTGGTGTCTGGGTCGCTAACCACAATATCTGCAACCGGGACGTACTTGCTGTCGTACTGGACTAACGGTACGAATACCTATGTAGTCAACTCAGGAGCACTAGCTTGAGCGTCCTACCAGTAGGGTTTGGCTCGGCGCTTGGCGGCTATCAGATAGAGCGCAGTCTGCGGTTTAACTCTGCGGATAGTGCGTATCTGAATAGGACACCTGCGTCTGCTGGTAACCGTAGGACTTTTACATGGTCTGGTTGGGTAAAGCGTGGTGCATTATCAAGTAGCGCATCTTACTTTTTGTTTGCCGCAGGTTCGTTTGCTGGCTCTACAAACACATCAATTCGTATCCTCAACGATTCAATAAACATTTACTGGGGTGGGACTGGTGGCCCTCAATGGACTGCTACCGCAGTACTGCGTGACCCATCTGCTTGGTATCACCTTGTGTTTGCTTTTGATACAACTCAGGCAACATTTGGAAACAGATTAAAACTATATGTCAACGGTGTTCAATCTACTGTTTGGTCTTTGCAAGAAACTGGTGGCTTAACAGCGCAGAATTCTGACTTGTACATTAACAACAACCAACAACATAATCTTGGTGCAAGCGGTACTCCGGGCAATTACTTTGATGGCTACCTAACCGAAGTCAACTTCATCGATGGTCAAGCCCTAACGCCGTCCTCCTTCGGTGAAACTGATTCTGCCACAGGTGTATGGAAGCCCAAGGCTTACTCTGGCACATACGGCACTAACGGGTTCTACCTAAAGTTTGCAGACAACTCTGGCACGACCAGCACAACGCTAGGCAAGGACAGCTCAGGCAACGGTAACAACTGGACACCTAACAACTTCTCGGTGACTGCTGGCTCCGGCAATGACTCGCTAGTAGATTCACCTACGTCATACGGTACAGACACAGGTGTTGGTGGTGAGGTGCGTGGGAATTACTGTACTTGGAATCCTCTTAAAAATTCAACTACATTGTCTGATGGAAACCTTAGATCATTCAATAGTTCAACAACACAATGGTTAGGCGTTGTTGGTACTTTTGGTATGACATCAGGAAAGTGGTATTGGGAATGTACTCCAACGGTAGCAGCTACGGTAATAATCGGATTGGCAAATTCTTCGTATTCCACAGGGGGACACCCCGGCTCGGACGCAAATAGTTGGGGATATTATTCTGCTAACGGAAACAAGTATTTTAATAATTCTGGAACTTCGTATGGTGCAACTTATACAGCCAATGATGTTATTGGTGTTGCGTTTGATGCCGATGCAGGGACACTAACTTTTTATAAAAACGGAGTAAGTCAAGGTACGGCTTATTCTAGCCTGACGAGTGGCCCGTACTTCCCAGCGGTTGGGGTTTTGAACAGCCAAATTCTGTTTATAAACGCAGGTCAACGCCCATTCGCCTACACAGCCCCCTCCGGTTTCAAGGCACTATGTACGACTAATCTGCCTACGCCGACCATCGGTGCTACTAGCACTACACAGGCGAATAAGTATTTTGATATTGTCTTGTATCAAGCCGCAACAACTAACGGCACATTCACAAGAGGCAACCTGTCGTTTCGTCCTGACTTTACTTGGATTAAGAACAGAGACAACGTAGAACGACATTTTCTTATTGACGTAGTTCGTGGAAATACAAACATCACAGATAAGTTTCTTGTATCTAATAGTACTGCTGCGGAAGGGGCAAATGCAGTAGGTGGAACAACATTTAGCGTTACAGATACTGGATACGAGTTTGTTGAAACAACAATCAATTCCGATGAGTTATTTTTTAATAATCGCACTTATGTAGGCTGGAACTGGAAGGCTAACGGTGCAGGCTCATCTAACACCTCTGGCACTATAACCAGCACAGTAAGTGCGAATACGACTAGCGGGTTCTCGATTGCAACCTACACTGGCAACGGCTCTGGTGGCGCTACGGTGGGCCACGGTCTTGGCGTAAGTCCGGCGATGGTTTTTACTAAGTCCAGAAGCAACTCAACAAACTGGATGGTTTGGCATCAAAATTTAACCGCTAACTACGCTTTTGAAGGACTAAATACAACCGGAGCAGAAGTCAACGGAGGTTCTCCTTCTAAGTATGTTCGTTCAGTTTCTTCAACTCTTGTGACAATTGGTAACGACATATCTGTAAACCAAAGTGCTTCTTACACTTATGTTATGTACTGCTTCGCACCAGTAGCAGGGTATAGCGCCTTTGGAAGTTACACGGGCAACGGTTCTACGGACGGCCCGTTTGTTTACACAGGTTTTCGCCCCGCCTATGTGTTAATTAAACGCTCATCCGCTATTGAGGCATGGTGTGTTATGGACTCCAAGCGGGAAGGATACAACGTAGACAATGACCCTCTGTTTGCTAATTTAAGTAACGCCGAGGGAACGCAAGATTTTTTAGACTTGCTATCTAATGGTTTTAAACTTCGCTCTACCGACACAGGTGTAAACGGAAGTGGAACCTACATCTACGCCGCCTTTGCCGAAACACCCTTTAAGTACAGTTTGGCCAGATGATTAACGGAGAATAAAATGTTTCAACTCAATGGCAACCCAATCTCAATAGATTCTGAAGTAACCATCAATGGAGTACGTTATCCTCACTTAAGAGAGCCAGCCCTGCGTGAGCAACTAGGCATTGTAGAGGTAGCAGATCCTGAGCAGTATGACCAGCGGTTCTACTGGGGCGTAGGCAATCCCAAACTTCTAAATGACCGTGAGGAAGTAGACCAAGACGGAAACCCCATGTATGTCAAAGTCTTGGGTGAGGTCAACGGACAACCTGCGATGGTTGACTCCACAGAGCGTCTGGTCACCAAGGGACTCAAGAGCCAATGGACTGCTCAGGTCAAGACCACGGCAGGTTCTATGCTTGCCCAGACCGATTGGATGGTGATCCGCAAGGCAGAGCGAAATGTAGACATTCCCGCCACGGTGGTTGCAAAGCGGGCGGCGATTGTGGCTGAGTGCGATAGGCTTGAAGCAGCCATCACAGGCTGTGCAGATGTAGAAGCATTGATTGCGGTAGTTGGCAACCAAGGATGGCCTGCATAATGGCTACAATCGTAGAGGTCAAAGGCCAACTTGACACCCACGAAGCTGTCTGTGCTGAACGCTACTTGGGAATCAACGCCAGGCTCAAGCGCATTGAGCTTGGATTGATTGGTGCGGCAACCGCACTCATTGCCACAATGGGTTGGGCAATCAATCTTCTAATTAACTTAGTGGCAAAGCTGTGAAATTTTTAGGCAGGTTATTGGTCGCAGCTGGCCTGCATCTACAACGTATTGGATACAGGCTCACCCGTGACAAAGCTACCTGAACCAGGCAATCCAGCAGATGTGGCCAGGCAGGCCCTGGGCGGCATCAAAGAGGCCATCAAGGTTGGTCGCGAGATCAAGCAAACCGGGGCCGAGGTCTCCAACTTTCTCGATGAGGAGGCCAGAGCTCGCATTGCCTGGAAGCGCAAGCAGCTCCAGCTGCAACGCCGAGGTGACCTGGTATTCATCGATGCCGGCAACGAGTACCGCGAGGTGCGAAAGATTAGGGCAGCCGAGGAGGGTATGTACCAGGATGTGGAGAAAGAGTTTGGCAAAGCTGCGGTCACAGAGGTAAAGGCATTGATCACACAGATGCGAAAAGAAAACAAGATACTAGATCACGAGTTCCAGCGCCTGCGAACCGAGGAGCGGCTGACTTGGATCATTATCTTTACTCTGTCCGGGATCATTTACGCAACATTCAAACTGATGGGTGCGTGGTGACAACCATTGCTGCAAATTTTTTGACAGGCGAGATGGCCGCAGACTCAATGGTGAGCTCTGACGATAGCTACTATCTGATAAACAAATTGCGCCGCGGCAAGGGTTGTATTTACGGCGGCGCTGGGGACTTTGAGAAACTGCTCAAGTTCTACCAGGTGTTAGACCAGGGCGGGGACTTGGATTCGGATACAGACATCAGCATTCTGATGCTCAACGCACAGGGACTGTGGGTATACGAGAGCTCTGTCATACCCGTACCAATCAAAAATCCATTCTTTGCTATTGGAACCGGGGCCGGGTACGCAATGGGGGCCATGCACCTGGGCAAGAGCCCACGCGAGGCTGTAGAGATTGCCTGTATGTACGACACCAGCTCGCACGGGCCAATCGATGAGATGAAATTGGAGAGAGTGCGTGGCACGAAAAAAAATACCTGACGAAGAAATCATTGCAGCGATGAAAAAGTTTGGCAGCTCCAAGCTTGCCGCCGAACACATTGGTATGTCTGTCCGGGCTCTTTGCCACCGCAAAGCAAAAATTCAAGAACAATATGGCGTTGTGTTGCCAGCCTACTCAGCGAAACAACACACCGTTGCCAACACATACATTCCAGATAACCGCAGGGTGATCCAGCACACGGTAGACAATGGCCATGTGTTCATTGCTAGCGACTGCCACTACTGGCCAGGTGAATCTACCGTAGCTCACAAAGCATTTGTTAAATTGCTAACTGAGTTTAAACCTAAAACGGCCGTGCTCAATGGTGACGTTTTTGATGGGGCTAGAATTAGCCGCCACGCCGCATTGATGGGTACTAACCCACCAACACCAAAGCAAGAACTTGAGGCTTGCCAAGATCGATTAGACGAGATTGCAAAGGCATCTAAAAACGCAATCAAATTTTGGACCTACGGTAATCACGATATACGTCTCTTTAATTTTGCGGCCCAAAATGCACCAGAGTTATCTGAGTTCACCGATTTGTTTTCGTACTTCCCAGGCTGGCATACGGGGTGGCGAGTGGACATCAATAAAGATGTGGTTGTCAAACATCGATGGGCCAATGGCCAACACGCCGTGTACAACAATACTTTGCGTTCAGGGAAATCATTTGTAACCGGCCACCTACACAAACTGATGGTGACACCGTGGACGGACTATAACGGGCGCAGATACGGCGTAGACACGGGAACTCTTGCAGAGCCTACTGGAGACCAATTTGTCTATGTAGAAGAAAACCCTGTTAACTGGTGTGCGGGGTTCTGCGTGCTTACGTTTGAGAACGGCAAGCTGCTGCCACCAGAGCTCTGTGAGGTGATTGATGGTGTTGCCTACTTTAGGGGCCAGCGCGTATGAGCCCGTGGCTTATTATTTTTGTGGGCTGTGTTTACGCCTACATAGGATTTGAACAGGGCACCAAGGGCAATCTAGCGATGGCCATTGTGTTTGCCGGGTACGCCTTTAGCAACATTGGTTTATATCTCGCAACGAAAGGATAACGATGCTACCAATAGCAGCTCTGCTCTCAATCGGAGAGAAGGTTTTAGACAAGGTTCTGCCTGATCCAGGCGCGAAGGCAGAGGCCCAGGCCAAGCTTATGGAGATGGCACAGAAGGGCCAGCTCGCGGAGCTCGAGTCTCACGTCAAGGAGATGGACTCAGCCCGCAAGCGCGAGATTGAGATTGCCACCAGCGCAGCCGCTCCAATACTTAACAAAATTGTTACACCCATCCTGGCGCTCGGTACCGTGGGGCTCACGTTCATTTTGTTTGCGGTCATTATTTTTGTGGACGTTGACGCTAACTCTAAGGACATTCTGATCTATGTCCTGGGCGCACTAACCAGCGCAGTCACAATGGTGCTCGGCTACTACTTTGGATCGAGCGCGGGGTCAAAAGAAAAGAGCCAACAGCTTGACGAGATACTGGACAAGAAGAAATGAACCTGACCGACAACTTTACTTTAGAGGAGCTGGTTAAAAGCGAGACAGCTCTTCGCCACAACATTGACAACACACCAGGGGAGATTGAAATTGAAAACCTTAAAAGACTATGTGAAAAGATTCTTCAACCTGTTAGAGAGCATTTCAACACGGGGGTCAAAGTCAACTCCGGTTACCGCAGCCCAGCCGCCAATCAAAAAGTCGGTGGCTCGCCCACGTCGGACCACTGCAAAGGGCAAGCAGCGGACATCGAAATCCCAGGCATCCCGAACGCGGACCTAGCAATCTGGATCATGGACAACCTGGAATACACCCAGCTCATACTTGAGTTCTACACGCCGGGTGTTCCAGATTCTGGGTGGGTCCACGTTTCATATGACCCAGGAAACCTTAAAAAACAAAACCTAACAGCGACCAAGCAGGCAGGCAAAACAGTCTACCTGCCTGGTCTGGTTGCCTAAAAAACAAACCTGGGAGCGCAGGTAACGTCCACCACAATGTCTGTGGTGAATCCGTTGATCTTGCGCTTTCCGTTTATAACGACAGCTCTCAGGCCAGAGCTCTCGCACTCTCTCACGGCGATGATGACCTCATTGCGAGACATCGCTTGCACCTGCTTGTCCATCACAATCTCTTGCGTCTTTGGCGCATCAACTGTGGGGTTGGCTGCGCACCCAGACACCAACAAAACTAAGGCTAGATATCTCATGCTGCCTCCCCCTCTAACATGGCACCCAGCGTGGCCAGGCGCTTACTGTAGGCCGCCGTGTGATTGATTCTGTCTGCGGGTGTAATTTTTTTCATCACAGATTCGTTGGCCTCCTTGAGCTGGCGCAGAGCTGTCATCCTCTCCCGAGGTGGGCGCAGCTTTGCCCTGGCTGTCTTGTCTGCCATCACTTCGTAGGCCGCGGCCCAATCAGATAGCGTCGAGTATTCGGCTACGGGTTCATCTTTGCCAGGCACAAATAGGTGGTGGCACGACTCAGGCTTTCCCTCGGGCTCCTGGGCGACCTCCTCTTCCATCTGAGCTGATGCCTGCTCCACCTCAACATGGTGGCGCTGGCCGTCGTCGCCCTCTGCGGCGGGCTCCGGCAGATCAGGTAGGGCAACCATAGGCTCCGGCTTTGGGAGGGCGTCTAGCGGGTTCCTGGTCGCCTTCGCGGGGGTGATGTCTCTCTCTGGTTGGCCTGGGAAATCTTGGGCCTCCTCGACGGTGATCAATCCCTTGAGTACATCTGGGAACGCATCGCGCAGCGCAAAACCCCGAGCTCTCATCTGCATCATTCGCTTTGGGTACGCCTGCCATGGGCCGGCCTTGCCCCAGAGCCCAGCTCGCTTTGCGTCCTCGACTGAGAACTTGACCGTGACCGGAGTGCGCCCCTTGCGCTTTGCCACGCAAATCGCCACCGGGTTTGGGCTGCCCTCGCCATCGAAGTATTCCTCGATGTCTTCGCAGACAGGGCTGGCTTGCACCAGCGCCATAGCTGCGTCGCCGTAGACTGATGGCTTGCCGTTTATGCACGCGATGTTCTGCAGTGCCTGGAGCGGGGCCAGGCCCAGCTCGCGCCCCCACTGAATTGCTACCAACACATCTTCTGGCTTTCCCTGGTACGCCTTTGGAACCATCTGTGACTTGGCCAACATATCGGAAAACCTCATGGCCTCATCGAGCGTTACGGGCGCAAAGCCCTGGTTAGTTTGTTGCAGCTGCATTTTTGTTTCCTTTCTTTTTTGGTGTCGAATCTAAACCCTTGATTTCCCCAAGCAAAGCCGCAAGATAAAAAAAGTAATCTTGAATAATCTCTTCTTGCGTTACTTTTGGAAGACCAAAGAAGCGAAGGTCTAAGCTAACGTAACCTTTCATGCCGCCCGATTTCCTATATCTCAGAGTTGCAAGCTTTGGCATTTTTGTCCTCCTTATGTTGATGTTTTGCGGTTTTATCGACACGTTGTTGGTTTGTGTCGATGGCGTGTACACAATTGTGTTGCTCATCAATTAAAAATTGATCCACGGTATCGAGCACGACCGTGACTAGCGCGTCCACTACGTCCATTGCGCGGTCTCGATTCATAAAGGCGCCCGGTGTTCGATTGGCAGCATCAAAACACAGCGCCTGCAGCTTAAGCGCCGCCTGCAACCGTGAGTTCATAAGCTTTTGGTCTTTTGGGCTCATTTATTTTTTACCTCCTTAATTGATACGGTGGACTGTCTGATGGTGTATGCATCCTTCGCCGGAACGGTCTTGGCTGGCTGCGCCTTGTAGTTTTTAATTGGCCACTTGATGACATACTGGCCAGCGACACCACCCTCGGCGTTTCCAAGCAGCGACTTGATTGCTTGCTCGCTTGCGGCAACGTCGTCTTCTAATTTTTTAATTTCATTTTTAGCTGACAATATCGAGGCCGCGAGGATAGCTGCGCGCTCATCGAGCTGCAGTGTCTCCTCCGTGACGGGGTATGGTCCGCGGCGCTCTGGCCAGCGCTCTCCGTCCACCGGTGGATAGTAGTCAATCTCGCCGGTCTCCTTCCACTTGTCTAGCTTGTCTTGGAACTCTCTGGATACCCTGGCAATGTAGTCGATAGTTTCCTGGTGCGGCTCAAATAAAAATATCCGCAGGGCCGTGCCACGGTAGAGCGTGGCCACGCATCCCCACTTCGCGTGGACAATGTCCATCTGCGCCTGCAGCTGGATAGGCCCGCGCCACAGTGGCGGGGTGTCTTCTACGTCCATCGAGGTTAACTTGGCCTCGAGCACTCCGACGCCATCTAGTCTGATGCTGTCAGCTCCGACGACATATATGCCGGATTCTGGATCGTGGTGGATCACCTGGCCGCCACCATCTCCGGTCCCATCGAGGGAGCAGCACAGCGGCAGCTCCGCGTGGTACCTGGCGCTGGGGTGATCGATTACCAGGTCAGACAGGCGCAGGCGCTCGGCGGCCTGGGACAAAATGAGGGGCTCCATGAGATTACCCCAGGCCATGGCCTCATTGCCAATGTCTTCGCGCTCGATAAACTGCATCGCGTTGATTGAGCACTCGAGCTCATCATTTGGGGTCCGGTACTTCGATAGTCCCATGACAGCTGTGAGACGAGATGCCGACAGCATTGTGTCGGGCGTGACTTTACTTACCATTTTTCTTTCCCTTCAATTTAATTAGTCGATAGCTAGCGTAGCGCTTGCCGTTGCTGTAAATCATGGTGGTGTGAATGTTGTGGCCAATATCGCGTAGCTCTGCGATCCTGGCCGCCAGGCGAAAGCACTGGCACCCGGCCAGCGCAGCGATTGGCGTAACGTGAACACCGCGTTGCAGCTCCTCAAGAATCCACTCATTCTGTCTCATGGGGTGAGCTCCTCAGACAAACATTGCGGTCAGGATCACAGCCGCCAGGCACACGGTTGCAATTACCTTGAGCCAGGTCGGGTCTTCGTCCTGGGCCGGCTCCACCGGCAGGTTGTCACGCCAGCTGCGGGCAAAGTTGGTACGCGGGTCAACGAAGTGGTCTTGCTTTACTTTTCTCATTGATTTTTCCTCTAGTTTAGTTATCGAATGGTGCGTGGTTCTGCAGCTGATCGACCATCTTGCCCAGCTCTCTCTTCTGCTGGGCGGTCAATCGGTTGCAGTGAATGCGGTCGGAGCGGTGGACCACCCAGCCAATGGCCAGGGTGAATCCCACAATGCCGACCAGAAACAGAACGCCATACATCAGGCGGCCCGTCTCATTAGGTTGGCCACCTGGCTAGGCGACCATGTGATATTGCCGCGTGGCGTACATACGCCGCGAGCTGACAGCGCAGCTGCAATGTCGCGCAGCGACTTGGACCCGGTCTTGGCTATGATCTCGCGGACCACTGGACCAACGCGGTTGGCAAACGCATCTGCGCTTGCCTGGACGGCCTCGACGCCTGCAGCTGATGCTTTGGCTGGGTTTGGGGACCCAAGCTTGACCCCGCGGGCCTTGGCCGCTGCCAGGGCCGCCTTGGTGCGGCGAGATATCTCCTCCCGTTCGTGCTGGGCGAAGATAGCGCGCATACCGAAATCAAGGGTGCCAGCGTGTGGCATATCTGCGGCCACAATGTTGATACCGGAGCCGCGCAGCGTAAACAGAAACCCGGCATCACGCGATAGGCGGTCAATCTTGGCAATCAGTAACGCGGCCTTGAGTTTCTTGGCCATCGCAATCGCGGCTGCGAGCTGCGGGCGATCATTGTCTTTGCCGGACTCGATCTCGGTGAACGAGTGAACAATTTGTGTAGCGTATGACGCTACAGCTGCTTGCTGGGCCTCGAGGCCGAGGCCAGAGGCGCCCTGCTTGTCGGTGCTGACGCGGTAGTAGGCAACGTATTTTTCCATGATTAAGCCCCTACCAAATGCTTAATCAGGATTGACTTTGCGTGCTCTGCGTCTTTGGCCGCGTAGTCAGGGCAAATGCTTTGCTCTGTGCCGTTGTCATAAACAGCAACCCACCATGCTGGGATTGTCGCTTTGATGCGAGCGTTATAGCGCTCTGGCTGTAAGTAGATTTCAACTAATTTCATTTTCAACTCCTGTATCTCGGTGGTTGGTGATTGCACTGTGCAATACAAAACGAATAGTGCCTAAGTTGTTTTGCAATGTCAAACCCCCTGTAAGCAGGTAATTTATAGGTGGTTTCCCTAATATTGGTTGCCCATGATCGCATTCGGTTATTATTCGGTGCATTCACAGTGCTACCAAAGGAACTAAATGGCAACCCAGAACCGCCCACTGATGGTTAGGCTGCGCCCTGACACGCGTCAGCTGCTCGAGAGGGCAGTTGAGGACCAGCGCCGCAGCCGCTCTAGCCTGGTCGAGCAGGCCCTGCGCGAGATGCTCGAGGCCAGGTACGCGGATGTCGCGTCTAGGCTAGATCAGATGTTGGGCGGTGTGCGATGAATGGCCGGGGCAGAAGAAACAAGGGAGCCACTGGCGAGCGCGAGCTGGCCGGGATACTCTCTGACCAGCTGGGGTTCGAGGTCAAGCGCAAGCTTGGCCAGGCCAGGGACGGTGGCCACGACATCGAGATAGGGCGGTTTTGCATCGAGGTCAAGCGCCAGGAGCGCCTGGCCATCGAGGATTGGTGCAAGCAGGTCGAGCTCTCGGTTACCACCAGCTCACAAATCGATTCTGAGGGCTCTGTGGGCTCGCCTGTGCCCGTGGTGATATTTAGGCGCTCTGGGCAGCCCTGGAGGGCCGTGGTGCCCTTGGATTGGTTCTGTAAGGCAGTGAGGGAGGACCTCGGTGGCTAACGAGCTATACAGGCACGTCACACTGAGGGAAGAGGCCGTGTTGGGCACCAGGTGGTGCTCGCACTGTATGCATCGACGACCAATTGAGGGTGGCATATGGAAGATGTTGAACGGGGGAAAGAACCGGCGGTGGCAGTGCCTGAGTTGCGCAACGAACCAGAAGTTGAGAGCTGCTCAGACTGCAAGAACGTAAGTTTTAGGGGATGGTTTCTGTGGTGTCGATTCTTTGATAAGCCAACGACCGGGAGGGTCAACGGATGTTCCGCATACCAACGAGAGTGACGAGCTACGCTGCCGGTCTTGCGGCTGTGTGCACCCTGATTCTCGGATGGTCAATCTGTCTTACGGTGGCGCTGTTGGGAATTATTCTGAAAAGTATTTCTTGCACGGCGAGGCTGCGTGGGTGCTCAAGAAGTATCGCTCCAAGAGGACCCGCCTGGCTTACCTCGATGCTGTGGAAGAGAAAAGGGGGCGAGCCGCCCGAGTGGCGCTACGGGAAGAGATGTCCGAGACAGGGCCCTGACTGATGGTCAGCTGCGAGCTCTGGCCATTCTGTGCTCATATTGCAACCGAGCCGGGATAACCTGGGTAAGCCAGGGCAGGTTGGCCAAGGATATGCAGGTGAGCCAGCAATCGATATCAAAGCACCTGAAGGCTCTGTCAGCTGCTGGGTATATCGAGGTCACCGCCAAGGGATTCCGGGGCGAGAGAGCCAACACCACGAGGGTGATCTACGACCCAACGGTCACCCAGGTGGATGCGATAGCTATCACTAGCGGCCAGGAAGACACCAGGCCACCAGAGACAAGGCGCAGGGAGACCAAAGAGATGGCCCAGCAAGGAGAGGATGTAACCCGGTCGGGAAATAACCAGCCATCACAGGCCAACAAAGCACCAGACTTACCCGATCAGGAACCTGAGTTCACAGAGGAGCAGATGGCAGCCAACCGAAAGCGCCTCAAAGAGATGCTCGGAGGATTAGCAGGCAGGGATGGATTTCACTACAACAGACCAGAGAAGATAGGAGACATGATGGCCAGGAAACCGAAGGCAAAACAGAGCTCTCATACACAACCCAATGAGGTTGTGAATGACAAGGGCTCCCATACACAACCACATACACAACCTAATACGGTTGTGGAAACACAGAAGAACATAGGTATAGATAGGTTGTTTATGTCTATAGGTTTAGAAATAAATAAAGAATTA